TCAGAAATTTCTGATCAGCAGTTCCGCCCTGTTGGTCTGCGCGCCGTGTGCTCCAATCGAATAGGTCGTGGTCACCTCCTCGATGCGCGCCCAGGCGAACAGTGAGCGGATCTCTGGCACGTCATTGATCGACAGGATGGCGCGGCCTTTAAGGCCCCTTAAAGCCGCCTCCAGACGCTCGAAATCGGGCCGGCTGAACAGGTGCTTGCCGTAGTCGCCCTCACTGCCCCAATAGGGCGGGTCGAGGTAGAAGAGCGTCGCGTCGCTGTCGTAACGGCGGATGAAGGCCTCGAAGTCCAGGCATTCGATCACCACGCCGGACAGGCGGCTGTGCAGATCCTCGAGCATAGGCTCAAGCGTGGTCAGGTTGAACCGCGCCGGGCGGCCGGTCTGCACCCCGAAGTTGCGACCACTGACCTTGCCGCCGAACGCGGTGCGCTGGAGGTAGAGGAACCGCGCTGCGCGTTCCAGATCGGTCAGGGTTTCGGGGTTGGTTTCGACCAGGCGGTTGAATTCGACCCGCGTCGTCAACTGGAATCGCAGCACGTCGAGGAACTGCGGATAGTGGCGCTGCAGGATGCGGAACAGCGTGGCCACGTCGCGGCCGGCGTCGTTGATCACCTCGGCCCGCGGGCGCGAGGAGCGGCGCAGGAAGATGCCGCCCATCCCGACAAAGGGCTCGGCATAGGTGGTGTGATTTCTGTCGGCGTCGATCGCCGCGCAGATCCGCTTGGCGAGGTTTCGCTTGCCTCCGATCCAGGGGGCAATGGGCCGCACCGGGGTCACCGGCATTAGGGGTTCATACATCCGAATCGTGCTCCTCTGCCGCTGCCCTTGAAAGAGGGCGGATGCGGCCAAAAGCGCAGGCTGGTCGGCGGGGGCTTTCTGACGGCTTCCCCGTGTCAGAGGGGGTTACCGCCCCCTCTGGCCTCCCTTGAGGCCTTAGCCCACCCAGGCCAGCAGCGTCGCCAGCTCGGACGGTGATACAGCCCGCGACCAGATCCCGACGTTGCCGATCGAGCCCGGCAGGTCGCCGGGTTGGGCGGCCTGGGCGGCCCCGAGGGCTAGAGAGGCCATCGTCCAGGCCCCGGCCAGCGTGACGGTGGTCGATACACCCGTCGTCAGGTGCAGCGTCGCGGTGGTGCCCGAAATGACCAGGACAGCCCCGACCGCGCCCGCGAAATCAGCGGCGAGAGCAGCGTCGAAATTCTGGGTGAGGTTTTGGTAGCGCAGGTACTTGTTGCCGCTGGTGTAGCGATAGGCCAGCCGGGATATGGGCGAGGCGCTACCGAAGACATAGTGGTTGTCGACCGTCAGAGCCGGGGCGTCGAATACCACATTGACCGCGATCGTGATGGCGGTGGAGGCGCCGATCTGTGTGCCAGAAAGCTCCAGGCAGCCCGCCGGCGTGCCGCTGCCGTTGCCCATGCGGATGCGGCCATTGTCCAGGACGGGCTGACGGGCGGTGTTGCCCTGGGCCAAGACACGGCCGTTCTTGCGGCCAGTCCAGGCCGAGACCTTGCCGGATGCCAGGGTGACCGAGGCGGTCGTCGGCGCCCAAACATCCAGCGCATCGGGGATCGCGTCGACCAGCGTGTCGATGGGCACGACCACGCCAAAGGTGCGGTCGGCGGGGGCCACGAAATCAAACGTCAGGTGCATCGGTCTCTCCTACAGCGACAGGCGGAACGAATTGGTCCAGCGGTAGAGCGGGGTTCCCGGCAGCAGCTTGCTGTCCCAGACGTCGCTGGTCCTTAGAAGGCCTCTGTGGGCCGTCCATTGGTTCCCGGCGAACCCCGAAACGTCCTGGCGCTGCATGGCATACCGAACGGCGGTGGGCGGGGCAGAACAGGTAAGGACGACCGTGCGGCCACGGATCGACAGGCCGGTGATCGTTGCGCCCTCGAGCTCGAAACCCAGCCAGGAGTCGATGCCCTGCCCGCCGTAGCGACTGGCGTCGTGGGCCACCAGATATTCACCCGGCCGCAGGTGCTCGTAGTCCAGCACCAGCGTGCTGCCGATCAAACTGGGACGGGGGCGGTGGATTGTCCAAGGACGGCCGGCCGCGGTCTCGACAGCCGCGCGGGCCGAAACCTCGGCAAACTGGATCGTCGCCGGCGCCAGCGGATGCACGTTGTTGTCACCGATGGGATAGGCGTATTCGGGCGTGGTGAGCACGCCACCGCCGGCCTCGCAGAGTTGCAGCACCTCATCGACAACGTACCACTCCTCGCCCGCCTGCGCTGTGTTGGCATCACCGCCCGGCTGGCTGATCAGCATCGTCGCCGGGCCGGCCGCACCGACACTGGCCAGCATGGCGCGCATCTTGGCGATGTACCGCCAAAGTTGATCCAGATAGACGCCGGCGGGGTAGGATTTGGCCGAAGTGCCATGAACCCAATAGTGCCAGGGCACATACAGGGTTTTACCTTGCGCGGCGGCGACGGCGACCATGTTTTCGTACCAATACAGCATGTTGGTCCAGACCGTGAGAGAGCCGGTCCCGGTCAATGCGTTATCGTCGATGTCCTCGATCGGGATGCCGGCCACCCCATGGCAACCCGTCACCACCGGCACCAGCGGCAGTCCGGCCTCGGCCCGGTAGAGGTTGATTCCGGCGGCCATCGGCCAGGCGGCCGTGGCGGTGGTGGTCACGGCGGCCGGCTCCAGACCCGTCGCCGGTACCGCGAGGTTATAGCCCTGCGACCGGGGCATGTCGCAGGTGGTGATCGGGACACCATCGCCGCGCTGCATACCGGCGAGCTGCAGGGTCGATCCGGTCAGGATGCGGGCGGCGACCTCGGACATCGTCACGCCAGATCCGGCAAAATCGCCGCCGACAGACAAAGACTGCCCATTGCAGGTGACGGCGTGCAGGGCGGTGGTCGACAGCGCCTGCGCCTGCACGCCGATGATCGCCGCCCCGCGCGACCAGAAATCAGCGCACATATGGGCGTCCAACCCGCTCTGTGCCTCGGTGGTGCCGCTGCGCCAGACCAGCAGCGCCTGACCGGCGGCGTCCCGGGCCAGTTCGCGCACACCGGCACCCCTGACGGTGGTCAGTGGCACCGCCAGAGCGGAATCGACGACCGCGCCGATTTCCGGGACCGCCCGGTCCCACCAGTCGCGCGCCATGTACATGTCCACGCCGGCATCAGCCGGATCGGCCGCGTCGCGCCAGACGATCAGGGCCTGATCGCTGTTGTCGAACACCAGCGCCTGCACCGACTCCGGTCGCGCCTGCACCTCGAACGGGCCGGATGCGGGCGGGCCGCGCAGGCTGTCCAGCCAGGCGGAGACGCTGCCGGAGTATCCGGCCGACACGGCCACCTGATAGGCCGACAGGCCCGGCGGGCCCGGCGGCGAGATCACGAATGGCCAGTCGGCGGCGGAAAACTCGGTCGCGGGCGTCAGGCGGATCGGCGCCGCGCCGGGCAGCACCAGCGTCGCGTCGATATAGGTGGTGATCGACAGGTCAGTCATGGGTCACGGGCTCGCCCAGGACCAAGGTGTATGTGCCCGAGGGCACACGAATCGTCCCGGTCGGATCAGTGCCCCAGATGTCGCCCACAAGGGTCTGCCCCGCCGGCCAGTCGGCCGTCTCGGCCGCCGTCGCGGCCAACACCACTTTGAACGCGGTCGGGTCCGCGACCGTGCAGGTCAGCTCGGCCACCAGCTCACCCGCCCGGTCACGCAGTTGGCTGCGGAAAGTCCATCCCGCAATGGTCGGCACGGTGGCGCCCTGGTAGACGATCGGCAGGGTGGCGATGGCTGAAAAGGTCGCCCCGGGTTTGAATGCGGCGGCTGACATCACAGATCCTCCCCAAGGGCATCCAGCGGGGCCAGCGCGGCCGCCACGTCCTCGGGCGTCGTGGCCGCATCGATGGCGGCGCCGACGGCCATCCGCAGCCCCTCCAGCTCGGCGGCCGTCTGGCGCCACAGGGCCGCGAGGTTGAGCCAGAGCTGCGCCAGGCTGGGCGCATCCGGGGCGGTGATGCCGATCTCGGCCACCAGCAGCGGATAGGCGGCCGGGTCCGGCACAGGATCGGCCAGCCAGGCGCGGGCCTCGGCCTCCTTGGCGAGGTAGATCATGTCCTGACCGGGTAGATCGGTGATCAGGGCGGTGCGGGCGCGGGTGATTGCCGCGGTCAGCCGCAGCCGCGCGGCCGCCTGAGCCTGCGCCAGCAGCGTGGCAGCATCGGGGCCCGGCGGCGGGGCAAAGTTGCCCCCGTCCCACATCCAGCCCGGCCCTCCCTCGGTGATCTCGGGCCAGCCGCCCGCCCAGTCCGGCACCGCCTGCGGATCAACCTCGATCACATTGACGACCACGCCGGTTTCGATCTCTGCCAGTCGCATGATGCCCCCCTTACCCGATCCAGATCCGCACTTCGCCGCGTGCGCCCGCGCCCGGGTTGGCGTTGGAATTCCCGCCGCCGCCACCGCCGGGCGCCGATCCCGCCGCACCGGAACCGCCGCCATTGCCGCCGAACAGGCTGCTGCCACCGTTTCCGCCGCCGCCCCCGAAGACCGCCCGAGACGTGGTCGATCCGAAGGAGCTGCGACCGCCACCGCCCCCCCAGATCGTTTTTGCGTCACGCGAGCTGGGTCCACCATCGCCGCCGCCCGGAGCGTTGCCGGACACCTCGCCACCGCCAGTCCCCCCGGTTGCTATCTCTGTGGTGCCAGGGCCAGTTCCCCCACCGCCGCCGCCGTAGGCCGTCAGCAGCGATCCGACCGTGGTATTGCCACCGGCAAATCCGGGGGCGCCGTTGAAGCCCTGGACACCGCCGCCAGCACCGATGCTGATCACGACGCTTGACGGCAGGTCGGCATACCGGATGCGCAGGGCGCAGTATCCACCGCCGCCGCCACCAGCATGCGATTGCAGCGAGGTGCCCCGCCCGCCGCTGCCGCCGCCGCCCCAGGCCTCGATCAGCACGGGCGTGTCATCGGCAAATCCGGCCGGCTTGGTCCAGGTGGTGCTTGTCGGCGTCCACCAGTAATAGGGCGGCAGGGCGCCGGCCTCGCCGCCCCCGCCGGACAGGATGCGCCACGACCCCGACACATATTCGATCAGGTCGCGCCGCCCGGCGGCCAGGGCCCCGATGCCCAGATCAACGCCGGTCGCATCGACCACCGGCACGGCCGCGCCGCCGCCGATGGCCAGCGTGACCGGGCCAGAGTTGGCGGCGGCCCAGGTGACCGTCGCCTTCATGCCGGCGATCAGACCCGCTGTCAGCGGCGGGTCGATGGTGGCGGTCACCGCATTGCCGGTGCCGCCGACGGACGCCAGCGGAAACACCGCCGCGTCGATCAGCATGGCCAGCCGGTCGTGATACTGGGCCAGAAACTCCAGCCCGGTTGGCGACGGGTCAGACGCCTCGGAATACAGGGTCCGCTCAGCCATTGTGCAGCTCCGGGGCCTCATCGACCAGGGTCAGGCTCATCACAAAGTCCTCCTTGGGGCTCATGTCCTTGACGATGGCGCGCAGATGGTGGCGGTCGCGGGTGCCCACGACGACCAGCCCGTCGGGCGCCACGCCGTCAGGATCAATCGGTGTCTCGAACTCGATGGTCGCGGTGCCGGCATCGTCGCCGGTGATCGTGTGCAGCGTGATATCGCCCGTGGTGCGGCGGATCAGGGCTGCGCTGCGGGCGCCGATCAGGCTCATGTCCGGCACGGCCGACATGGCAGCGATGTCGGGAAACCCATCGCGCGTGAACACCGGCACCTCGGTATCCAGCTCCAGCGCGACCACGTCGCCGGCCTCGTCCAGCCAGACCGTGGCGATGCGGGCGCTGGCGCTGTTGCCACCGATGGTGTCGTGCTGCACGGCCACCAGGCTGCCCCGGCGGCACACGATGGCCTCGGCCGGGGCATCCAGGGTGTATTCAACGGACCGCAGCTCGAGCTGCGCCAGGTCATAGGCAGCCCGGGCCCGCACCTCGGCCTCGGTCACCAGCCCCTCATACTCGACCTGCTCCAGCAGCCCGTTGTCCTGCCCGCCCGCGCGCAGCACGGTGATCTGCCGCGCATCGTAATCGCGGGCCGCATCCCGAAATGTCACGCGCAGGCCGTCTGCCTGCCGGGGCATCGCCCGGCGCCAGGCAAACCCGCGCATGTTGCGCGGCGTGAACACCTGCACCGGGGCCTCGGCGCTGCGGTCGCGGTCCATCACCACGCCCCAGCGATCGCTCATATAGGGGCGGGCATAGCCGCAGGCCGCCACGATCTCGGCCGCCTGGGCCACCGACTGCCCCTCGAGCAGCGCGTTGACGGTGTAGCCCTGCGCCGTGCATTGGGCCCTGAAATCCAGCAGATTGTCGTTGTCCAGCATGTCGGCCGGCAGCGCATCGGCATTGAGGCGCCCGGCCAGGATGTCGCGCAGATGCGGCGCGGGGTTGCTGGTCACCGTCCAGGCGCGCCAGTCGGTGCCGTCCCAATCCGGCACATAGCCGCCCGCAAGCACCGACAGCCGGTCAAGCTGGCGGTTGCGGGCGCGGATCGCGATCATGGCCATGTCGCCGGGGGCCACCGGCGGCGCGGACCAGATGCTGACAGATCGCAGCAACACCAGGCTGTCGGCCAGTTTGTCGCGCGACCGGGCGATGGTCGGTCCAGCCGGGTCGCGATAGCCGAACAGCGCCCAGACCGATCCGCCCACCGTATAGGCCGACGAGCTGTAATCGCCGGATGCGATGGTGCAGCCGCGCGTGATCTCGATCTCCCAGGCCCCACGCGGCCAGTCGTCGGGGTGCAGGTGGATGCGGGCCTCATAGCGGCTCAGCGCGCAGTTGGTGACGCCGGTCGAATCGAGATTGTCGGTGGCCATCCAGGCCGCGCCGCCGGTGCCAAAGGTCGCGTCGGCGGTCCAGCCGCCACCGGCAGGCGACGCGGTCTGGTCGGCCGAGGCCCGGCGCGCCTCGATCCAGCCGTCGGTCGCGGGCGATGACGGCGCCGCCGGCGCCAGCGGGGCGGTCGTCCAGACCAGCCGGATCGTGGCGCGCAACTGGCGCAGCGACGCGCCCTGGAAATGCAGCTCGGGCAGGGGGCGCCAGGTGGTGCTGCCCCGGGGCCGCATCCGCAGCCGCACCGGAACGCGCATCCGGCTGTTGCCACCCTCATAGTGCAGGCCCTGCGGGAAGATCAGGTGCAACTGGTGCTCGTCCGGCGCATCGCGGGTCGAGACCACCTGCGCCTGCGGCAGCGCATCGGCCACCTCGATCGTGGTATCCAGTCGCGCCTGGTCGTCGCCGTCGACGGTGTGGCCGCGCAGCTCGGCCTGCGGGGCCTCGGTCCGGGTCTGGCGGCGGATCAGGGTCAGCGGCGCGTCGCCCGGCCAGCCCTCGCGCGTTTCGATCTCGCAGCCCGGCAGATCGGCCGCGCTGGCCGCGCCGATGCGGATATCCTGAAGCCGGTGCGGACCGCCCAGCACATAGACCGCCTCGACCACCTCGTCGGCGCCGTCGAAATAGGTATGCGGCTCCAGCCCGAGCGGCGGGTAAATCTTCCGCTCGCCCACGACGCGGGGCAGCGCGCCATTGGGCTCCAGCACGTTGCCCTCGGCCGAGCTTGCCCCGTCATTGCGGAACTTGGCCTGCTTGCTGGCGGCGGTCTGGGGCGGCGCGATCAGCGACTGTATCAGCAGCGTGCCGACGATCTGCACCCCGGCGGCGGCGATATAGGCGGCGGTGCTGCCGGCGGCGAATTTCGCCAGCCCGAACTTGGTAGCCAGCCCGCCCTGGGCAATCCAGCCGGCGGCAAAGGTCAAAGCGAAGCTCGCGATCAGGGCAAAGATCATCTTGCCGCGCCCGCCCCGGCCGCCGCGCGGCGCCTGGTGGAACGACAGCTCGATCACGCGCCCGGCCTGCGGGGCACGGGTGCGGATGCGCCCCCAGGCAGCGCGCGGCACCGGCGCGCCGTTGATACAGATCACCCCGTGATCCCCGAAATCTACAGGCAGCGCTGCGAACCGTTTAACGGCCTCTTCAAGGGTCAGCTTGGGCGGCAGGAATGCGACCGCCGGCGTCAGGTCAAACGGCGCGCGATAGGTGCACAGGATCTGGCCGGCCGGAATCATGCGCGACGCCTCCAGCCGATGATCCGGCCCGCCACGGACCAGTGACTGACCGGCACCACAACCGCGCCGCTGCCCGCCTCGATGTGCAGCAGCCGCGTCTGGCTGACCATGACGCCGACATGCACCACGCTGCTGCGGCCGCCCGTGCCGCGCATAAGCACCACGTCCAGCTCATCCGGGATCGCCGGCACGCGCCAGCCATCGTCAGCCCCCGCACGCATGGTGCGGGCGATGCGGATCAGGTCCATCGCGCTGATCTCGCCATAGCTGGGCAGGTCGATCCCCAGAAGGTCGGCATAGACCTGGCGGACCAGCCCCCAGCAGTCATAGGCATCGGGGCCCCGGCCACCGTCCACGAATGGCAGGCCGACATAGGCCTCCCACCAGGGGCGGGCGGTCGGGGCGGGCATGATGGAGCGCGCGGCGGTCATTTGAACAGCGCCGGCAAGCGGGACTCGGTCGCAAACAGCCGGGGCCACGGCTCTTGCGTGTAGTCGCGCAGCATCAGGGTGCCCGACAGTTGGCTGACGTTGCATTCGATATCGACCAGGACAAACCGCATCGCCGGATAGACCGGCGTCACTGGCCCCGGCGCCACACGCGGATCCTGTGACAGGTCGAAATCGGCAGACGACAGCACCGACAGGGTGACATAGGCGCGATCGGTCAGCACGCGCAGCGCCGTGCCGATCCGCCGATCCACGTTCGGAATCGTAATGCTGGCCTCAGGTGGGCCATCGGTATCGGTCGGCAAGGACACGCGGAACAGCAGCCCCAGCCAAAGATGGCCATCCATCTGGTAGTCGATCACGTCGCTGACCACCCGGATCGGCTGCGCCAGCGCCGGGTGCTCGACCAGAACGAAGGGCAACAGCGCATCGGTCGAGGCGACCGATTCCAGCGCGAGACGGGCGGCAGGGCTGATATCGCGGTCGGTCATGACAAGGCTCCGGGGGCAAAGACGGTGATACTGGCCAGCCCCACCGGCGGGCTGGGCGGCCACCAGCCGGCGGTCAGGGTCACGGCCGACAGCACGGTCGCGACGCCGGCCCCGGTCAGCAGCCGCACGTCCGACAGGCCATGCGCCGCGATGATCCCGGGCGCGCCGCTGATCGCCGCCGCAGCCCCCACCTGGGCCGTGCCGTTGTGATAGAGGCCCCGCGCCAGATCATAGGCGGCCACCGGCGCGACCAGCCGGTCGGGCGGGATCAAGCTGGCCCACCAGGGCGTCGAGGGCAGGCGGATCATCGACAACCGGAAATCCCAGTTCGTCTCGGATACACGCGACGTCCGACAGGGTTCGGTGGCCGCAAACTTCCACTTCCTGACACTTTCATCCTCGGGGTCGCGCCACAGAAATTCCTTTGCCCCCCGATCGATCTCGGCCCAGAACGTCAGGAATGCGGCGTGTTCAGTTTCGTCGGCGGCGGGGAACGTGCCTGCATATGCCCACGCCTCGGCCGTCACGCGCGGGCGCGACAATGGCGGGCCAAGCTCCGGATCAAAATTGGCGCGAGTTTCGAACGGGGTGCCTTCCCAACTGTCCGCAGCGGGGCTTTGCAAAAAATCAGCAGGCCAAACGGGCATCAGCGTCATCGCTTGGTCACCTTCGTGCCAATACCGTACCGCGAGGAGTTCTGGCGGTCGAATTTACCTCTGGCCGTGGCGCGGCCCACGATCAGGGTGACGGCGCCGTCAGCATCCATGCCATCGCCCGAGGTTTCGCGGATCGGCTCAGGTGAGTAGTTGCGGATCTGGACGATCGGTGCCTGCCGGCCCGCGCTGGCAGCGGCGCTGCCGGCCGAGACACCAAAGGTCCGCCCCCATGCCGGCATCGACGATCCGGTCCCGACGCTGCCTCCGCTGGCATAGGCATGCAGCTTCTGGCCGGTGACCACCTGGAACAGGTCACTGATGTCGCCCCCGTTGTTGATCATCTCCAGGAGCGGCAAGTTTGCCGCGGTGGCGGCCGCATTGATGACGTACTCACCATCTGACAACCAGGCGGGGATGGAGTCGCTGGTGGACGTGCCAGGTCCGGAAATGTAGCCACCTTCCGCCTTCATAAGCGGTGCAAAGACCATTCCGAGTAGACCACCGCTTTCGCTGCTGCCGAACATCCCGGCCAGCGGGCCAGTGCCCAGCAGCGCCGCCTGCAGCCCGGCCCGGAGCAGGGCCTCGATCAGCTGCTCGGCGGCGTCTTTTCCACCCATCAGCGCGTCGATGAGTGCGTCGCCTGTCATCTGCGATACAGACCTCAGGCTGTTCATGGCCGCCTGCTCGGCCAGCCGCGCCGAAATCAACTCCTCGACCTTGGCTTTCTCGGCGTCGGTCGCGGTTACCATCTGCTCGCGGTAGCGGATCATCTCCTTCTTTACGGGGTCTGTCTCCCGCAACAGCTCCAGCTCGCGCTCCTGCTGTTTGATCAGTGATGCGACAGCATTGGCCTCTTTCGACGCGCCGCCGCCACCGCCGCCAGCGCTGGTCTCGACACCGAAATCGATATTGGTCGGCGCCTCGCGTGGCCGAGGCGAGACGAAGATCGGCTCGCCGCCGCTGGCGATGGCCTCCATGGTGCCCAGCGTGGTACCCGCCCAACCTGACAAAGCTGCAGGGATGCCGCTGGCCCGGCCAACGAGGTTGACCGCGATGGTGATCGACCGGCTGGTGATCGAGTCGATGGCGGTCTTGATCCGCTCTGCCTGTTGCGCAGCCTCGGCGGCCGTCTGGCCCACCCCGTTGATCTGCGCATCCAGTTGCCGGGCGTTTGCCTCCGCCTCAAGCGCCTTGTCTGCCAGCGCTCCGACCTCGCCACTGGCATCACCGGACCGCAGCGCGATGCTCTCCAGCGCTGCCGCCACCATGGCATAGGCATTGGCCTGCTCTGCCGGCGATCCCGCATTCTTCAGCGCTTCCAGCGCGGCATTGAGGGCGATGGCCTCCGAAAGGGTCGCGCCCAGCTCATTTCGCAGATTGGCAACCGCAGTGGCTTCGTTCTGGCCGACGAAGAACGATCCGATGTAGCTGCTTTCGGCCAGGGCGGTGAATTCGCTGCTGGCCTGCGTCAGTGCCCGTCGTGCCGCACGTTCGTCGGCACGGTCCTGCGCCTCGATCATGTGACGGATTTCCCGCGTCACCTCGCCATACTTGGCGCGCAGCGATTCCAGGCCATTGGCGCTCAGGCTGGCCGAGTTCTGCTGCATCCGGCCCACAGCTTCGCTGGCGCGGTTCATGGCCTCTTCGAAGGTCAGCGCCTCCTCAGACGACGACATCAGCCACTGGACTGCTGCTGCGCCGAAGCCAATCACGGCCATGGTGGCCAGGCTCATGGGCGACAGAAACGCGGTGAATGTGCCCCGCAACGCCGCGCCCAGGCCAACGCCCTGCGCGCGCATCATCTGGAACACCTGCGTGACCTGTGAGCCCTGCTGCATCATCAGGACAAATGGGTTCTGCCCCGCCGCGATCATCATTGAGATGTCGTTCAGTTGATAGCCAAGCTGGGTAACGTAGAAGCCCGTCTGTTGCGTGGCACCGCTAAAGCCCCGCATCTGCCCTGTGGCCGGGGCCATGGCGGCGGCGGCGCGATCACGCGCGGCACTGGCCTCCATGGCTGAGATCGCCCCCAGCCGTTCTGCCTCGGCAATGTCGCGCAGATCCTGCTCATACTGACGGCTGGCTGCGAACAGCGGGTTGTACTTGGCCCGCAGGCTATCCAGCGCCTGGCCGTGACGCAGGGTGTCGGCAATCGTGCCGTCCGAAACGGCATTCAGGCCGGTCGTTTGCGCAATGAGCTGCTGGACCATCGTTTCCTGACGGCCGATCGCGGCTGTCGTCCCGTCCAGGGTGACGCCGGCGGCCTGCATACGGTCCATCAGGGCGATGGTCTGACGGGCCAGCAGGTCATGCGCCTGGGCCGCCTCGCTGGCCGACAAGGCGCCCATTTCCTCGTAAGCTGCCACCTGCTGCACCGCCGCGCCCAGGGCATAATACTCGCCAACCATCGGCTGGATCGCTGCCCGGGTCATTTGCACCAGGCTGCCCCATTCCGCTTCGCCTGCAACCAGGTCGCTCAGGCCCGACGCCGCTGATGTCGCGGCCGGGCCAATAGCCGCCATGTCAGCGCCCGCGCCGTTTACAGCGCGGCCGGTTGACGTCGCAACGTCCGCCAGGCTCTTGACCTCGGCGCGCATGGCGCCGATTTCGGCCTTCGCCTGGGCGGCGTTGGCCTGTAGCAGCATACTGACGCGCAGCTCAGCGCCCACGGCGGTTCATCTCCTCGATTGCAGCGGTCTCGATCGCGCGTACATCGTCCCAGACGTCCGGCGTCATCGTGATCCCGGCCAGGTCCAGACCCGCCCGGGCGGCGGTGTAGTCGAGGCCGAGCCATACGACCCGGGCCTCCTCTGACGTGGACAACTCGGCCGTGCGCCACTGGCCGCTGATCGCACACCAGGCCTGCCAGGCCGGCAGGTGTTCGACCCACAGGTGCAGATCCGCCGGCTCGTCATCCACATCGACCTCGATGGTCAGGCCCATGGCGGCGGCATCGCGGGTCGCTCTGTCGATGCCGGCCGCACTGGCCCTACCGGACCGTTGCCGCGCCCAGAGACGCGCGGCGGCGGTCAGTTTCCCCGTTTGGCGGCCTTCACGCCTGAGGTGGCCGAGAAATACGCGGTGGTCAGCGCCTGGCGGACGAACGGGATATCGATCAGCGTGTCGAGGTTCGCGGCGCTGTACTCGAAGGCGTCGCCGTCGCTGTCGACAGCCCCCTCCCAGCCCACGACGATGCGCCGCAGGAACTCGTCAGCACCCTCGGCCGAGACAGCATCGAAGGAGGCGGCCTCCGAGCGGGTCAGGGCCCGGAACTCGACCGTGAAGGTCTGCTCGGTCTGGCCATTGTCCACGGGCACGAAAACCCGGACCGAGGTCTTGAAAGTGGGGTTCTTGATGATCTTCAGCACAGGGTCTCTCCCGATCAGGTGAATGCAAGGGTGAACTGGTCGTTGCCGGTGGATCCGGGCAGCGCCTTGCCGCGCAGCGCGTATTCGGCGACGTTGTCCTGCTGCTGCAGGTCGCCGGGATTGAGGATCTGCAGGTTCGGCTGCGTCAGGGTCACGACCTGGCCGGCGCCGACCCCATGCACCAGCGTGACGGCCGTCGGCGTGCCGGCGGCGGCCAGGGCGAAGGGGTTGAACGTCGCCAGCAGCTCCATTTCGATCTGGAACTCGCACCGCTCATCCGATCCCGTGATGATGATCTGTGTCCGGCGGATCAGCCCGCGCCGCTTGACGTCGCACCCGGCATCGAAGGTGAAACTGCGCAGCACGGCGGCGGTGAACGCCCCGATCGAGAAGGTCGGCGTGTTTTCGGTCGTTGCCACCTGCGGGACCAGCGACAGTTGGGTGCCATAGGTCGGCGTCGGCAGCGCAGCATCGGACGGCTGGGTAAAGAGGCCGGTCATCGTGAATTCGATGACAACGATACCCTCGGCCGTCAGCTTGTACTTCCAGGTGCCGCGGCAGCCCAGCATCTTGAAAAGCGTGCCGTCCAGGTAGAAGTAAATCGAGCTGCTCTCGTGGTTCCGGCTGATCGGGTTATAGGTCACCGACGCCCCGGCCACGACCACTTCCGCGCATTTGCACGAGCGCAGGAAGACGGCGTATCCCGGAGGCGTCCCAGCCGTGCCGCTGCCCTTGGCCTCGACCTCGAACGTGATCTTCGTCATCTTCCCGACCAGCACGCTCGGACGCGCGCCCTGGATTGGCCGGGTGTGCTGGCGCGTAACCTCGGTCGCCTCCATCGGCGTGAACTTCACGTTCTGGCCGAGCACCGCATTCGCGGGCGCAGGTGCTGAATCCACGCCATAGGTCGTTTCGATCTTCGCGAGCAGCGCCTGAAGTTCCCACATCATCGACATGGTCAGTCCTCCTTCACGGCGGTTTTCGAACCGCCTTTAATGGTGGGTTTGACGGTCTCGGCAGGCGGCTCGTCCGGCTCAGCCCCGGCCGGGATCAACGCGCCGGATGCGTCGCGGGTGTAGCTGCCGCCCTGGGCAGGCAGCGGATGGGTGGCATCAGCCATGGGGTTCTCCTGTCAGGAAACGGGTGGTTTGCCAGGTCTGGGCGTAAATGCTGACACCGTTGCCCAGGCCGGTCGTTTCGCCACCGACCAGCGCGCAGGCGCCGGCTGTGCGATCCGGGTGCCAGCCTGCGAGCAGATCCTCGATCGCGGCCTTCAGGCCATCAAATCGGGCGGCACGTTCGGCACCGCGAGGGTCGTCATGTTGGCGGGATACCATCGCGGTCACAAACTGGACCTCGATCAACTGACGATGACCGCCGGCGGCATTCCGGTTAGGACGCGCACGTTCGCGCCAGGGCACGACAAAGACCTGTCCGTCCTCGGCAGTGCCGATCCGGCCGGAGATGGCCTGCACGCTCTCGGCGATCTCGACGCGGGCGAAACTGCCGGCGTCATTCAGACGGTCGAAGATCAGCCCCAGCATCACCACCCCCGCAGCTTGTCGGCGGTGAAGACCTGGGCTGGCGTATCCGCGAGCACGCGGCCCGTCTGGGGCGTGGGATCAGTGTCGCCATCGCCGACAGGCAGCGCATAGCGCCCGGCCTGAACGTCCTTCAGCGCGGCGACCGCGTCCTTGAAATCCTGCGCCACATGGTCGGGCGCGCCGTTGCGGTGCAGCGTGTAGCGCGCGATCGACACTGCCCAGGTCTTCAGGACCGGCGGCGTCGAAGGCAGCGGGCGGCTGTACCGCGCGAAGACGTAGCCGTCGATCATCGTGTCGGCCGCGACCAGCGCGGCGGCGATCACCTCCGCGTCGTAGACGCCGTCGCGATTGCGATCCGAGATCTGACGGATTTCGTCTTCGCCCGCGCGGTCGATCAGGTCAGTCAGCGAGGCATAGGTCACGGCGTGGCCTCCAGGTGCACCGCCTCGGCCTCGGCCTTGGCTGCCCATGCCCTGATGGCCAGCACCGGGCCTGCCGTGCAGCTGGCAGTGATGCCGGCGGCGCGGGCGAGGTAGGTGCCGCCGGAAAACCTGACGCGCAGGTTGGTCGGCCCAAGATCAATAACGGTCTCGCCGACCAGCCCCACCACCCCGGCCGCACGCCGGGCTGCGGCGGCCATGTCGCGGTAATCGGATGCAGTCAGGGCCATCACTCTTTGGCCTCACTGAGGCCGGCAATCAGGGCGGCAATCAGGCCGGAAATCTGGAGATTCAGATCACCTTCCACGCGGGCCGGGCGGAAGACCGACCGATTGATCGCCATGAACCCTTTTTCGATCTCCGTGCGACCAATCGACAGCCAACGCTTGTCTACATCGGGCAGCTCGGCAAGCTGGTCCAGCAGCCGCAAAACGGCCTCCTCCACCAACTTGTTGTTGTTCACGAGGGCAACCTTGTCGGCCGACTGCGCCACATAGCCGGCAACCGGCAGGCCAACATGTTTCGGATCATCGCTCATGGGTTGTTTCCTTGACCTGCACTCGGATGGACGCACTTGGGTGAGGTGCGCCCGTCGAAGGGCGGGGAATTGGGGTGGCCCGGAGACCACCCCCTTCAAAACAGCTTCAGCCGGTCAGCGTCCGGACGGTCGGGCGACCCAGGAAGCCATGGATCCGCACCCCGCCGACCAGGCGGTCGTTGAGGGCGGTGGCTGCCATCCAGATCCGGCGCAGGGGCCTGGCGTCCTGAAGCCGCGGGATAAAGACGCCGGGCCAGAAGAAGGCATCAGTGATGTAACTGCCGATCCGGTAGGCGAGGTCGCAGACAAAGGTGGCCAGGGCCGTGGCCCAGGCGATGGTGGAAAGGGCAACCGCGATCATCGGGCGAAGGATCATGCGCATGTGCGTTCCTTGCTTGGGGGGTTGAGGGTGCCAGGGGCAGCGTGCCGCCCCTGGCGCGGGGCATCAGCCCTTGGTGGCCGCTGCGCCCTTCTTCGGGGCGGTCTTCGCGGCCTTCTCGCTCGGGGGGGTATTCTTGTCTGCCGGGGCGGCGCCACTTTGCGGCGGTGCCAAATCCGCCCCTGCCTGAACGGCGGTCCCACTCGCGATCGCCAGGCGATCCGTCAGATCCGCGATCTGGAGTGCCTGCGTGGCGATGGTTGCCTCCAGCTCGGCGATCACGGTGGCGGGGTCGTGATCTTGATCACCGGCGGCCGTCGACGGCACGGAGCCGCCCTCGAGAAGGCCTGCGTCCAGCAGCGCGATCTCCTCCTCGGGCGTCACCTCGTGCTCGCCGGCCAGCAGCCAGCGAGTGCCGACCTTGGCGGGTCCGACAAGGCGGACCTTGCTCACGGGGGCCGACATCAGCCTTGCCCCGCGTTCTGGAACAGGAAGCCCGCGTCGGCGCCCAGGATGTACGGGCGGCGCTCGGTCGTGGTCGGATAGATCCACGACTTGGTTTCGCGGGAGTAGTAGGGCTGTTCGACCTGCGGATAGCCGGTCAGCTCATAGCAGTAGCCGTACGACGGCACCTGGTAGTTGCCGCCCTTGGGCACATAGGCGAGGATCGCATCATCGCCCCAGACATCCGTCGCCGCCGCCGTTTCGGCAGCCGTCTCGGGCAGGTAGACCGCCTTGCCGCACACGACCGTATCCAGCTCGAGCAGCGCTGCCAGCATCTGCATCGTGATCGACTGCGCGGAGGTGTACTTGAACTGATCCTTGATCGACGCGTGGCCGGTCAGCGCGTTCTTGGCATTGGGGCCGAGGATCAGCGTGTTGGCGTAGCGGCCGGTCATACGCCGGATCGCCTCATTGCCGGCCTTGATATCGGCGATGGGCGTCGAGGCACTTTGCGTCCAGCGCGCGGTGGTGGTCAGCGTGACCTTGTTCGTTGCCGCGTAGTTCGCGGCCGTGCGGGCCATGGTCGCGCACTCGTACTCGAGGTTCAGGTCGACAGCATCCAGCACCATGTTGATCGCGCCCTGGCCGAGGTCGAAGCCCGGCACAGACATCGCCTCTTGCTGATGTTCGATCGGCACCACGCCCTCCAGCGCGTCCTGGACCAGGCTGATCGGATCCGAGGCATAGCCATACTGGATGCGTTTCACATTGGATCCGGGCGCCCGTTTCGTGTTCATCAGCCGGAAACTTTCCTTGCCGAACTTGAGCTGGCGCATGGAACGGTTGGGCACGGTCGCGCGCGGGAACAGATACTGCGAGATGAACTCGGCATTGCGGTAGCCGCGCGCATGGGTCGACAGGATGGGGTCGACGACAGCGGCCTGGCGGGAGTTGATGGGGGCCATGGTTGTTGCCTCAGTTCAGGGTGGAGAAGCTGATGGTGACGTATTCACCGTCAGCGGCGGCATGCAGCGCACGCCCGAAGGCGTTGACGCCCGCGCCCTGCGCCTGGACACCGCCGGCGGCGGCCGAGACGACGCGGCCACCGGCCGTGATCGCCCCCACAGCCTTCACGCGGACGAGGCCCGCCTTCATGATCGGGGCGTAATCACCGACGACGGTGCAGGGGCTCTTGGCCACGCCGGCCACGACCGCATCGGCCGCCGTGATCTTGGCGCCGGCAAAGCTGACCAGGTCGTACGCGTCGAAAACACTGGTCGTCAGGATCGTGTCGGTCAGGATGTCTTGAAACAGCATGGTCGCTCCTCAGGAAACAGCGCGCACGGCGTCCATGAACTCCGTGCCGGGGTGGGCGCGCTGATAGGCCAGCGCCTTGTTGTGGATGGCCAGCGCGGCGGCATCGACCGGCCGGCCGTCGGCGGCAAAGGTCGCGGGGGTGCCTTCGGGATCGCCGCCGAGATCCTGTTCGCCAAAGGTCACGACCTTGGGCTGCGCCTGCAGCACCTCGCGGATCGCGGCCGCGGGCGCGAGTTTCTCACCTGCCTCCGAGAACGCGACAGTCGCAGTTGCCGGCAACGCGTCCAGGATTGCGACAACCTTGTCCTTCGAGGCAGGGATCAGCCGGCCGTCCTGCACGAGGCCCTCGGCAAATGTCACATTCTCGGCGTGGGCGATCTCGGCTTCACGCGCGGCGAGACGCTGTTCGCGCGTGGCAACATCAGCCTCACGAGCTGCAAAGGCCGCATCGGGTTGATTGGGCACGGCGGGTTCCTTTTTCGGTTGAGGTTGGGGGTCAGTGGGAGCTGCCGAGAAGCGCAGCTCCTGCGGTTCATCGGCATCGTCGAGCCAGTCGATTTCCCAGGTGGGCAAGATCTTGTCGGCAGCCTCGATGCCGTCGCTTTCGATCAGCCAGTCGCGCAGCCGGCGAAACAGCGAGGCCGATTGGGAGCCAGCACCATAGGCCGCCGTGAAGGTCGCGCCGGCGTCACCGGCGAAGGTGATGTTCTTCAGCCCGCTGACTGCGGGGGCGGCGGCGCCCAGGAAGCCGACATGTTTGGGATACCAGCAGCCCGGCACCGGGTTATGGCCCTGCGCCGGCCCGAAGAATGCCATGCTGACCTTCTTGTAGCGACCGGCCTTCACCAGGTCCGCGAACTGGGGCTCGATCTGATGCACGTTCGCGAAAAGCCGCTCGGCCTTGGTGTCGTAGTCAAACGACTTCACCCAGCCATAGGCCGGGGCATCGGTGTCGGGATGACCGACAACCACGGGCGCCGGGGCCGTCTCCGGGTCATAGGCATCCGCCACAGCCTTCAGGTCGGCCGCCGAATAGGTGATCGGCTCGCCCTGCATCGGCGTGAAGGTGCCGGGGCGGAAGACTTCGATACGGGCGGTGAGGGTGTTGGTCATGGGCATCCGGCTCGAGCTGAGTGTCGAGCAGGTGTCGCATGTGGCTGGCGTGAGATGGTCCGGACATAGGTCCGGCAGGGCGCCATGCTGGCGCGAGGCGGCGGCGGGCACTGCCACCATGCTTCCGAGGCCCTGCGGCGGTCAAGCGCCTTGTTTCGGGTCGGTCCGGCTCAAATGGGCCCGGAGAGCGATCCTAACAGGGGCCTAACAGGCCTTGACGCCTTTGCGGGCGGGGTTGGGCCTTCTGAGGCCGTGAGGCCGCCCTGCGCCGGCATTTGGTGGACATGCTATTCAGCCGACAGCCAGTCCTCTGCGATGGCGATGATCTCGATCTCGTCATCGGGGGAAAGTCCAAGGAATGGCCGCCCCGGGATGTCGCCCCATGGAATCGGTCCGCCACGGCTGCTTGAGCCAAACGAGCCCTGAGCTGCGCCGAACTGCATGACTGCCGCCTGCGGGGCGGGCGATCCGACCCGCAGGTAATCATCCGTGGCCTCGGCGTTGATTTCTGCGGCCATCTTGCCAGTCGCCCGCAGGATCTGGATCGGCGTCTGACCCGCCGCCTCGCGCCGGGCCGTGGTCAGTGCGCTGAGCGGGGCCCAGTGCGACCCGTCGGGAGCAGACTCGGCCGCGAAGTTGCGGGGGATGGCCACGCCCGTGAGATATTCTCCGACGTTCTTGTAAAAGCCGTTGGCGCGCTCCATGCGCTCAACCAGCCGATCCAGTTGCCTGGCGGCGGATGCCTCCAGTTCGACCGTGAAGGTAATGCCCGCCATGTTGATAACCCCTCCTGATTTCGGTATGCTGACGGTGTCGGACAGGTGTGGCGGTGTGTGCCCTTCGAGCCTTTCCGGTACGGCGGCCCGAGCACCCGGGCCGCTATTTTCGTTTCCAGAGCAGCTTGCCGACCCGCTGGGTGTCGATGTGGCGGAAATCCGGCTTTGATCGGTTGAACGATGCGTAGCCCGTCACGCCACCCCACCCCCGGCGCCCAATCTCGAACATCGAGAAAAGAGCCGTGTCAGGATCCACGCGCACATATCGGCGCGTGACCATCAGATCGACAACACCTGGAAACCGGACATCCGGCACCTCACGCACACCAAGCCAGATCTCGTCAGGGTCCAGGATGGCTTCGGCCAGCAGGGGCGCGTAGTCACCGTGTCCGCGCTTTTCGGTCTTCCATCGCCCATTCGGGCTGCGGAAAAGTTGATCAGAGATCGTGATGTGACCGCCGGCAGCATCCTGCCAGAGTTGCGCTTGCCCCAGATCCAGGCCGAACGCCCGCATGAACTCTGCAACATAGTCTTCAGGTGGCAGACCCGGCTGCATGGGACTCCGCTTGAACGGCCGCGCCTTTGCCAGCAGGTCTGCCATAGGTTCGGGCTGATCTATCCTGACAATGCTTCTGCCGCGCAAATCGCCGCTCGGGGTTGCTGCAGGATCCTCGAGCAGGGCCGATGGCACCAGGCCGCGTTCCCACAAATCGCCAGGCATGTAATCCCACCCGTAGCCGATTCCGGCCGGCTGCATGATCATCTGGCCGGTGCCCGGGTCGAGGATCGGCAGGAGCGCGTCTATCGGCGCCTCATCAGGACCAGACTTGCCCAGGCGGGTCAGATCGCGCCGGGACAGAGTGCGCACGCCGCAGCTGCAGAACCAGTCATTGGGCGGGAAGTGTTTTTCCCACCAGGGATCATCCCACATCAGCACAAGGCCATGCCAGTCCAGGTGCAACTTGCGCGGCACCCGTGGGGTCCGGCTGTCACCGTGCAGATACTGCCAGTAGGGGCGGAGCTTGACGACATCGGGGTCGCGCATCTGGCGCAGGCGACCAGCCATGAAGCTGGTGCGAATATTGGTCTCGAAGATCGTGCGGATGCGCCAGTTCCGCTCGCCCCGGTAGTCCCAGCCATATTTGGCCACCAGCCGGTCGAAGTCCTTGGCAAAGTCATCGACATACTTGCCGTTCTGCGCCGCATCGATGATGGCTGCCTGGAACTCCTCAAGCATGGCAGTGTCGGTCACGCCGGCCACGACAAATGACCTGTCGTGGTCTCCCTTCAGCGCATCCAGCCAATACTTCGTGGGCTTGATCCGCTTCTGGCGAAGAAAGTCGATCTGCTCACGGAAGGGCTGACGGACGGATTCAACGGCGAAGGCGGCGGCATCGTCCTCGTCCAGGAACACCGCGTCGCGGCCAGACCATGCCGCCAGTTCCATCGCCTGTGAAAGGGTTTCGGCCAGTGCATCAGGCGTCCAGCGTGCCGCCAGTTCGACAAGGGCGGCAACTGCATCGGTCGACCAGTCCTCGATCGTCGACATATCCGCGGCCGCCAGGATCGCCGACTTGATGCTGGCCAGGCGGCGACCGAAGTGACCCTCGGTTTCCGCAAGAGCTTGGCCGAGAATGCGTTCGACCGGACCGCCCGCTTCAGCAAAACAAACGTGCCGTCCGGTCAGCGTTTTTTTTTGAGCCGCGTGGCCGCAAACATCGCCGGATCAACTGCTAACGGATCAGGCTCCTCGACCTGCGCCGGCTGCAGATCATGCCTGGCGGCAACCAGGGCATCGATGGTCTTGTCCGAAAGACCATCGGTCACATCGAAACTGACGATGTATTCCCGCGCGACCTGGTCGTCGTCGAACCGTGCGGCCTGCTTGACGATTGCGCTGATCGCTTCGTCGGCGGCCTTGGCGGCCGCTGCCTTGGCCTGCCGCGTCTCGGCTGCAGCTTTTTCGTTCTTGGGGCGCAGGCGGCGGACAGCAGGCACGGCTGCGCCGGGCAGGTTATAGTCGACGATCCACTGACAGAGCGTGTCGCGCAGCGTGTCGGTCTGCAGGTCGCCATCGCTGTCGGCGATAACGTCCAGCTGCTCCTGGTGCACGTCGCCCAGGGCGCGGCTGCCACCGTCGGCGCTGACAGACGATGTCAGAGTTTCGCCCGTGACCCGGATCGAGATTTGTTTGTCCCAGTAGTCGCAGAACTCACGGTAGGACACTGTCCCGCCGCGCGTCGCTTCCAGGAATGAGACGTCCGTCCCGATCGGCACGGTGACCGCCGCGCTGGTACGGATATCCATGAGGGTATTCAGCAGCCGGGTCTGTTCGTCGGTCAACATCCCGTAGGGCGTCTTGCCGATCACGGTCGGGCCGGCGAACTTCTCCATGAAGTGCAGCCAGAACGTGATGCCCTCGCGCTTGAACAGCACCGGCCAGAACAGGCTGGACCCAAGGCCCAGACCATATGGGTTGTTTCCACGCACACCCACCCGATGCACGATGAATTTGCGCTGCGGCAGCAACTCCCCCTCTGTCAGGGCCGACCAGGTCAACAGCCGCAGATTCCAGTCCCGGTCGAAAACGAACCGCCGCTGGTCATGTGCCTTGATCCTGACGGGCTTGATCAGCGCACCGTCGCGCGCCCACACGATCTCGGCGACCGCAAAGCCCTTCAGGGTGGCGTTGGCCAGATCCTTGCAGATCTGATCGAAGGGAAGCGCTTCGATCATGCTGTCAACCAGATCTGCCGCCTCCTTGTCGATCGGACGATCACCGCCCGGCACAACCTCCCAGTCCCGGCTGATCAGGGCGTTCTTGCGCTTGTCCAGCATGGCGCCGGCATGGGTGTCGCGCTCGATCTCGTCATAGATCGCCAGACCCTTGCCGCCGCCCTGGGCGATCAGGGTCTCGTCGGCATGTTGCAGGACACCCGAAAAGAACGGGATGGTGATGTCGTTCGCGACCGATGCGATCAACTGGCGCTGGTCGGCGGGCAAGTTCTTGCGGCCGGCGTCGGCGAAGGCGGCAGAGCGGGCGGGCGGGCGGTGCTTGGGCTTCTTGCGGCTCATTTCGGCTTCCTCTTGGTCTCGATGGTCCAGCCGTCCTTTTCGAGTGCGGGCCACAAAATGCCGGCTGTCCGTGCGCATACCCGCACCACCAGACTGCCCGAGCAGTCGGAATAGCGGTTATTCACGGCAGATGTTTCCGCGCCCTGCAAAGTGCTGCACCAGCGCCCTTTCCGACCGTCCGGCGCGACCCACCTGAAACGTCTGACCCGTTTGCGAGATCCCGGGGTCATCTCTGCGCCCCACCATCTTCGGCTCGCGTCAGCAGGGCGACCACCCGTTTCTCGGCGTCGTAGATGCTTTCGCCATATCCACGCGACACCTCATGACGATTGCCGAGGACATCGGTGATGATCAGGTGATTTTCGTGGAAGCTCCGGGTCACCGACACGATGTGTTCGGGGTTCACCGCTATCCCATTGCCCAGATTGACCAGAGCCATTACCGCCTCCTGCAGCGTTGCTGCCCATGCTTGCCGCACCAGTAGATCCAGAGGCCGAAATCGCCGACCTTCGCGCCTAGCCACCGGATGGCGGTCCAAAAGAGCCAGCGCATTACCGCCTCCCCCCCAGCCGATACCCGCCCAGCCGATCCCCGCCCGTCGGCGCCGAGGCGGTCTGCATCTGCCCGGCCGCGCCACCGCCAGCGTAGAACAGGGTGTGCTGCCAGAGCATGTCGAGAGTGTCAGGGCCGTCGTCATGCGCTCCGTTCGGCCACTGCTGCAACTGCTCGATCAGCGTGGTCTGGGTCGGGTTCAGGCGGATCAGCCCGGCTGCGATCGGCGGCTGCAGGCGCTCGATGCGCAGATTCTTGTCGGCGGCCGGGATGATCGGCACGGCCGAGATTCCGACACCTTGCCGGGCCGCCTCGACCATCAGCGAGGTGCGCAGGAACTCCTGAAACTGCACGCTCTCGACGAACCACAGCAGGCAGCGGTATTCGCGCTGCAGGGCAATGGTGTCGGAAATGATGATGTCAGGCAGCCGCCGGCGGATCGAGGCCTCAACCACATCCATCTTTCCTGACAGCCGGTCGAAACCGCCAATCAGGATGGCGGACGGGTCACGCCCCTTGTTCTTCTTGCCCAGGCTGGGGTCGATCGCGCCGAAATGGATCCACTCGCGCACCGGCTGGGTCCAGAACACCAGCTTGGCAAAGGGGTTTCCCTCGCTGATCGGCTGGTTCTGGTATTCGGTCGCGAAACTATCATGGCCGCCGGCGCGCTGCAGCATCAGCCAGGCCAGAGGCTGCACGGCCGGCCAGTTGACCACGGCGCCGGCGTCCATCTCGGCTACTCGTGCGTCGTAGAACGCGCGGGCGGCGTCCTCACCGTCGTTGTGGTAAAGCTCCTCGAACTCTTCCCAAAGGTCCATCCGATCCGGCCATTTCATGATGGCCTGGAACTTGGTCACGTTCCACGCGGGCTTTTTCGACTCACGGACCGTGACCGCATCCCAGTGCAGAATGGTGTTGACCCAAAGGACGTGCATCGACCCGTCCGGCGGGCCGACCTTCAGTGCCGCCTTGTTGATCCAGCTTTCCAGCTTGTCGCGCTGATCGGGGCTGCGCACCTGTTCGTCGTTCTCGATGTCGTCGAAGAACATCAGGTCGGGGCGGTGCGGGCCGTGGCGCCGGCCGCGCAGCTTCTGGCCGGCACCCAGCCCTTCGACACGGATGTTCTGCCGAGTGACGATCTCGCCCTCGCGCCAGACGCGCCCTTTTCCGCAAGCCTCGGGGAAATCGGTCTGAAGGCGGGGGTTGCTCTCCAGCTCGGCCTTGATCGCCTCGATCAGCAGGGCAGCCTGGGCGTAGACGTCACAGACCTCAAGGCAATACCGGGTCTTGCGCAATACGATGCAGTACAGCGCAAAGCCCAAGCTGATGTGGGTGGACTTCGAGGATCCGCGCGGCGCGATCAGCATCTCGCGCAAGCCCTTGTTCGCCGTCAGGATCTTCGGGGCCAGATCAAAGATGGCCCTGTGAAACAGGCTGTCTTCGCCCTTCACATAGTGCGGCAGATACGTCTTCAGGAAGAACTCGAAGCCATCCTCCCCAAACATGGAAACCCGCCGCAGGCGCTCTGCCTTGGCGGCGGGATCAGACGGAAAGGCCTCGACGCTCAGCTCGATGTTGCGCGCGAATTCCTGTGCCATCTCGGCCAGGCGGTCGCGGAACTCTTTCTTGCTGACCGCTGCCTTCAGCTGCGGCTTCCGCGTCATGTGGTGTAAAGCTCGGCGATACGCTCGCCGAACGGCTCGATGATCTCAAGGATCGTGGCGGCGTGCTGGGGGAAGAACTCGCGCACGAAGTCCAGGAGCTTGGCCATGACGTCCTGGGCGACGCCCAGTTCGGACACCTTGGGCGCGAAACGCTTGGCGCTGGCGGCCATCTTGGTCATCGCATCGGAGAGCGAGACCAACATGCCGACCTTTTCCTGCGTCGTGTGCGTGCCGACCTTGATTTCGTCAAGGATGGCCTGCGCCTGGATCATGAAATCCTCGACAACCGAGGACACCACGACCTCTACGCCTTCGCCCGCGATGACATGGGCAGTGCGGGCCTTGTCCCAGTCGTCACCCGCCTCCTTCGCCGCCTTCTTCCAGCGGCCCACCGTTGCCTCGGAAACCCCGTAGGCAGCCGCGATGGTGCTCTGCATCATGCGGCGATAGACATAGTCGGACCGCGCTTTGCGCCGCACGTCGTCACGGGACATTGAAGCCACCTGCGAGCAGAAAGGCGATAGCACCCATGACAATCCCGCCCAGGACGAGGCGGGTGATCCAGCTCAGGGAGCCCTTGATGTCGGAGAGCGATTGCTGGATGTGCCGGTCGCGCTCGGCCGCAACGGCAACATGCGTCTCCACGGATTTCAGCCGGCCGTCATGCTCATCCAGCCGCTTGTGCGCCTGGTTGATCCGTTCGACGTGAAAGGAGTTAACGTCGGTCATCACTTCGAGATCCACTTCGACATCACGTCCTTCAGGGTATGGCCGCCCATGTAGAGGGAGCAGTAGACCGCCGTGAACCAGCCGAGGGCGTCGTAGGGGGCGGGCGGCAGGGCGATCCGCCAGATCGCATTGGCGACATGGAGGATCACGATGTTCCAAGCCCACAGAAACAGAATCAGGTACATGCCCCCGGGCCGCCAGGCGCGCATCCAGATCGGCTCTGCTGCCTCTGCCTGGAGCAGCGCGAACTGGCCCTGCAGCCCGGCGGCATAGAGTGCCACCAGCTCGGGAGCCATCGGCTCGACGGTGCGCATCGCCTCAATGACCCTGCCCGGATACTGTTCGGCCACGGCCTCGACCTCGGACGGCGGCACCTTCAGCGCGTCGGCAATGTGGCGCATGACCTCGGTTGCCAGGCCGCCACCAGCATCGCCCAGCTTGCGCGAGAGGATGCGCTCGATCATCGGCATTCCGGCCGAAAGCGCGATGGACGCGAGGGTCGCAGACATCAGAAGCTCCTGAGAACGGCCGCAACCCGCGGCAATGCACTGGCAATCTTGGCCGCGACCACGTCGCGATATCGGTAGGCAAGCACCGCCAGCCAGATCAGCAGCACGGCCAGGACTCCGGTATCAACCCAGCCGGGCAGCGTATGGTCGGCCGCGCCCGTCGTCGTGACATAGGTCGCCGCGGGCGCTGCTGCGGCCGGCGGCGTGGCCTTGGAAACGGCGTCGATCCGGCGCTGCAGCGTGCTGAGCGTGGCCCGGCCGATGATGCCGTCTTGGGTCAGATCATGGTCGGCCTGGAACGTCGTGACAGCGGGCAACAGGATCTGTCCCTGGATGCCGCCGACCGCATAGCCGAGCCGGGCCAGGGCCGCCCGCGCCGCTGCCTTTTCGGCGGCGGTCAATGTCAGGCCCCATGTTGCCCACCCCAAAGAGGGCGCCTCAGCGGCCCGGACGGGATACTTCGCCAGCAGCAGGATGTCCGCTTCGCGCTGACGCCGTGCGATCAGGCCCGGCAGCACGCGACCGCCGCCCTTGTTCCAAAGCCCCAGCGCCGCTCGCACGACGGCCGCTTTCGCGCCCTCTTTCCAGCGCTTCACCCACGATGCCTGGGCAATCGCCCCAGTGTTCCAGTCGAACAGTACCCCGGCATCAAACTCGTGCTGCGCAGGCAAGCGCGCCGCGCTGCCATTCAGCCGCGTCATGGCGCGCGCCACCCTGGGCTCATAGTTCAGACGCAGGGCGGCGGCCATCAGCTCGCGGGCCTGTGCGCGCGTGATCACCATGCCAGCGCGCGGCTTGATCACGCCCGACGCGGCCGTCAGCCCCGGGCCAATGGTCCACTCCCCTGACGGGCAGCGATAGGCCCGCAGCACGACACCTTCCTCGGCCTCGAGGGCGGCTTTTCCTTCATCGCTGGTGTTCATGATCACAAATCCCGGTCCACCCGGGTGCGCGCCCGGGTGACGGACAATCGCCCGCCGCAACTGCCATTAGGTCCGGACAAACGTCCGGGGTGGCGATTATTTTATTCGGAGAAAAGATCGGGTTGGCGCGGGTCAGGCGCGTTGGCGATCCTGCGCACATGACGCTCGGAAAGCCCCAGCATACGGGCGATCTCGCCGCGAGTGCGGCCCGTCGCTGACAACTCCTGCACGGATCGCCGGCGAGCGCCAGCGCGGGCGTGCGGAATGTAGACAGACTGGTCCGCCATGAAGTGACATACCGCCCGACCATCGTCTTCGCCAAGGGCTTTGATAATCGGATGGTCCGCCGTCGGGTTTTTGGGGATGCGAAGATCCCGGCCGCCGAATTCCTGCATAAGCCGCAATGCCACGCCGACGCCCAGCGTCTCCGCAAGGTCGATGAGCGATTCAGGCAGGGCGGCCGAGGCTGTCATTACCGGCAGCCCTCCGGCACGTCATAGTCGCCAGGGCGCTCAAGGCGGCGCCGACAGGGCGGGATCCAACCGAATTCCGGTTCGCGACGCATTCGAGGCTGATGCGTCTCCCAGATGATCCAGCAGTAGGCCGTGGCGGTGCTACCGGTAGGCGAAAGGCGCCCCCTATGCATCACAACGCGCTCTGAAAACTGCAAGATCAACCGGGGCGGATAGGGTTTGAACAGGCTCTCATACCGCCCGATGCCTTCGAGAAAGGCGCTGCGAACGATGACCGCAACGGCTTGACGGCTGGTGCGGAGCGCACGGGCGATGAACTGATCAGCCAGGCGAAACGGCGGGTTGGTAACGGTCCAATCGACCGGATCAGGATCGGGGCCCCAAAGGTAGTCCTGCACTGGAAACCCCGCGCCATAGTCATGCACATCCGATGCCTCGACATCGCGGAAGTATTCCTTCAGCGGCCCCACCATGTGGCCGCGGTTGGCGGCCGGCTCCCGGCAGGAGTCCTCGTCCGTGTGGAGCCATAGAAGGGTGTTTTGCAGGTGATCGAACAATGCTCGCGTGGACCAGGGCGGCGTCGGGAAGTCGTCCAGGCTGTCATGGGGTTCACGCCGTTGCTGCATCACGGCCGAGGAGCGGTTCTGGGTCATGCGGCCCCCATCTGCTGTTCGGCCTGGACACGCGTCTCCATCGAAACCCGCAACTGGATCTCGCGAAATTCGGACAGCGCCAGACGCGGGCGAAACCCGGCGCCGCGCATCACGAGGCCGAGGCGCGCAGCCGTGTTGATCACGGCGAAATAGCTGCAACCGAAGGCATCGCCGATCTCGCGTGCGGCAACGCCGGCCTTCCACATCAGCCGGAATTCAGCTTCATGATGCGGCCTGATCACCTCGCGCCGCCCGGTGCGGCGCGCAGGCAGGCCAAGCAGGGCCGCCCGCGCCTGCAGTGCGTCCTTGGACATGCCGACACTCTCGGCGGCCTGACACAGGGTAAGTTCCGGATCCAGCCAGGCGGCGCGGACATCACTGGCGCTGGCACGGATCGATCGCATGACCATCAGCGCACACCGCCAGCCTGGGCGGCGCCGCGCGCTTCCATCTTCTTCAGCGCCTCGATGATCGGGCTGGCCTGATCGTAGGACAGCATGTCGGGATCCACGACCACGCCGTCATGCCCATGGGCAACGAAGCGCTTGCAGAAGGCGCGCAGGGCTGGCGCAGATCTATCCTCGATCACGCCCAACTGGTGGCATTTCTTCCAAAGGGCATGGATCATCCGCGACCATGGTTTGAAGGACTGTGGCAGCTGCTTGCCCGCGACCCGCACCTTGAAACCCAGCCGGGTCATTTCCTTGACGACCGCGGCGCGCTGCGCCTCGGACATGGCCCGCAGCGATTCCGTGCCCGTGACCCGCAGAAGAAGCGCGCGGTAGGTATCTTCGTCCAGCCCAAGCTCCTTCCGGGCGACGTGGATGATTTTCAGGAGGGCGGTCATTTCGCACCGCCTTTCAGCGCCTGGCCATCCGCCTGAAGCGGGGCGATGAATGTCCCCCAGACAAATCCATCGCGCCACTGGACCTCACGCACCCCAAAAACCGAAACCGACAAGGCCTCCGCTTCCTCCGGCGCGAGAAACGACGCGTTGACATTGACCTGCACGATCTCCCACGTGTTGGAGGGGGTCAGTTCATCGCCTTCCAAGGTCTGCGTTGTGGCTATGCGCCACTTTGCCCAGTAATAGCCGGGCAGAAGGGGGATACGCTCCATCACACGACCTCCAGATGCAGGATCGAATGGCCGCCCGTGCGGCCGTCCAGGGCGATGACGATGCTGCCATCCCCCACAGCCCAGGGCTTGGAGCGGATCGTGGTTTCGAAGGAATCCGACCGGCCGAGGACGGGGAAGTAACGGACACGGCGGCCAATCGGGAAATCCCGCTCTGCGGCCTTCAGGGTGCTTTCCAGGTCAGTCACGGCTGCACCTCGCGCAGGTGTGCGGGTTCGAGATCGAGGGCAGGAAGGGCCGCTGACAGTTGGCGCAGGGCTGCTGACCACCTTCGGCCAGGTGCTTTTGCAGGTGGCGCTTCTGGTTGGCCCACATGCCGCGCAATTGGCCCATGGACAGGCCGAATTCCGGCGCAACGGCTGCCAGCTTCTCCCCGGCCGAGAGCCGACGGAATGCCGCGTCCTTCTGGTCTTCCGTCAGGTTGCTCGGCGCGGGTGTCAGGAACGGCGGAGGCAGAGGCCGTTCCGAAACAACAGCGGGCAAATTCCTGACAGGGGGGGGCGGCGGCGCGGCGCAGGAGCGACAACTTCGGCCAGGGCGTCCAGATCTTCGGCCTCGGCTTCGGCCGCATCAGAGGCGGCCGTGGCAAATCCGGCTGGCTGATCCTCTGGCCAGTCGACGGCCTCATCCTGCAGGAAGGCGCAAACCCGGAGCGCGACATCCCGTTCAGGAAAGATGCCAACCAGGACTGGCCGTGAAAGTACGATTTCGACCTGCCCATCCGGACGGTCGCGCAACATGTAGGTCATGGGGCACCTCTGGGCTGCTCATCAGGGCCGGGCCACCATGGCCGGCCGACCATGCCCCGGCCGAAGCCGGGACAGGTTTCGCTTCAGGTGGTTTCCGCGGGTTCGGGGGTGAGGGCCGCCAGATCGATCAGCCCCTCGCCGGCAAGGGCAGCGAGCGTTTCGATGATCTTGCGGATCTCGCTGGACCGCACACGCGGCACGTCGGCCCGCGCGCGCACCTTTTCGACCAGCCTGGTGATTTCGTCGGTCACCTCACACCCCCTTCGCGGCCTTGAAGGTCAGGCGGCGCGTTTCCGGGATGTCGACCGGCTCTCCGGTGGCCGGGTTGCGCCCCATGCGGGCCGGGCGCGCCTTGACCTGGAAGGCCCCGAAGCCGTTCAGCCGGACGGTGTCGCCGGAATCGGCCCGTTTGCGGGTGACATCAAGGAAAGCCTCGATGGTCGCCTTGGTGGTGGCAGCGCTGGCCCCGGTCTGTTCGGCCACGGCCTTGATCAGCGCGTCTTTGGTAACAGTTCCCATGTGGTTCTCTCCTTCACGGGCGGGTTAGCCGGCCAGCACAGCGCTGGACGGATCGATCGGACTGGGCGGTGCAAGCCGCCCCGTCTTGGCAATGAGCTTGACGTTCGCGACCCAGTGATCGCGCACGGGCCGCCAGTCGCCCCAGGCGAGGTGCGGGTTCTCGCGCAGGAACTGGACGGCGCGGTCCAGCAGGTCGGCGTCGTGCGGGCTAAGGCGCCCGGGCTGTACCTGCATGAAGGTCCAGACCTCTGCCATGAAGGCGATCTGACAGGCCGAGAGCAGCGCCTCGCTCTTGGATCGCAGGGCAATGCCCCAGGCCGCCGCGATGGCCCGGTCGACCTTCGCCTCGGCATTGGCGATGGCATTCTCGACGGCCAACCGCGTGCCGGACTGGCAAATCAGTTCGACCGACGGATCCATCAAGTCGCCGAGAAAGACCTTGTGAGCATCATGCAGCAGCGCCCAGCCGCGCAGATCCGGCGGACACAGGGCCTCGACCAGCAGCGAATGCGCGGCGACAGACCATGGCTCCGGGGTGCGGCCACCGAAGCGGTTGATCTTGGCCATCGCCTCGCCCAGGGCTTCGGCTGTCAGATCCTGCGACCGAAGGCACCCGAGGTCGATGATCCCGGTGCGGGTGTGGAAAGGGATGTTCACGCCGCCATCCTCACCAGGTCAGGTGCCGGCGGGGCCCAGCTGATGATCACGCCGGAAGCGGGCGGACCGTCAAACCAGGTTGCAAGGTCAGCATCGAATTCGGCAAAGGAGGGGTAGCCCAGCGAGATTGCGAACTTCTCGAGATGGACGATCGGCATGCCGGCTTGCCGTACCGACGATAAGCTGCAGTAGTTTTCGGCAATGTCGCGGGTCCAGACCAGCTCGCACATCTCGACAGCCAAGCAGACGGGGTCGGGAATGATCGGGTCTTTGCTGCCGATCCTGGTCAGGCGGATACGATCCCCAACTCGGGCATGACCCGTTTGGGCTTGGCGAAAGGTCTGGCAAATCAACCCAGACTGGATGCGGGGAATGAGGTGGGGATCGAAGGAATAGCGGATCATGTCAGCCCCCCCCGCGACAGGTTCAGGCTGACGGAGACAAGCTCTTCGCCCGGCCCTGTGCGCATCCGGAATTCCGGCGTCGTGCGCGAGCCGGTGACACGGATCGCATCGCGCAGCGCATCCATGGCCGACAGCCATTGCGGATCCTGAATGTCGTGCCGCAGCAGCTTGAAAATCTCGGACTTGTTGATCAGCCCTTCCTTGTCGACGTTGAACGCGCCGTTCACGATGACACGCAGCGGCGCGGCGGCGTCTTCCGACCAATTGCGCAGACACTCGTCGATCAGCGCCTTGGCCTGTTGCAGCTCGGGCCCGAAATCCAGTGCGTCGCGCACCCGGATGCTGATGCGGAAGCAGTCATCGACGGTCGCATAGGTGCGGTTGCCCTTGGTCCCGCCCTTTTCGACGCCATACTTTTCGGCCAGCAGGGCGTCGAATTCACCCAGGTCGCCAAACAGGTGGCCGCGGAACCGATTGATCTGTTCGACCAGGGCGAGGAACCAACCGAACTGTTCGCGGACGAGCGCATCCTCGAGCTGGTGCTGGGCCTTGATCGTCTCGATCGGGATCAGGGCGCCACGGGCGTCGGTCATATAGGTCTTGCCATTGAAGACCACCTTGCCGTCCGGGATTTCCTTCGGTGTGAAAGCCGTTTCGTGTTGGGCCATTCGTCAAAACTCCTTCAGGCGGGCAGTTACGAGCTGCTCCGGGGGTTGCAGTTGAGTTGGGGGGATTGCGACCAGGCCGAGGATGACCAGGGCTATGGCCATGTCCTCGATGTCCCGGACGCTGAGGCTGGTGAGGGCGCGAAGGCCATGGGTATCGATCTTGCCAAGTGCGCGCCCGGCCGAGACCAGGATTTCGCGGTCGCTGCGGTCCTGGCGGATTTCACCTGCAGACATCGGTACCTCCAACAAGGCGGAGGCCGGCTGATCGTCCGGTTGGCCCTTGCATTTCTGCCCGGACGTTAAAGACCAGGTCGCCGAATTCCTCGGTCAGGCCCATCAGCGCGGCGCCATCCTTGGGCGTCTCGCCCGGGTGCTGGCGGGCCAGCAGCACGGCAGCGGCGACCAGCACGACGGCGCCGTTTTCGTCTGCGGCCGAGACACCGATAAGACTGTCGAAGAGCGCCTTTGCGGCCGGGCCGTACTCAATCGCCTCGAGCTGCTGGGAAAGGGGCGGGCGGCTCATTTCAGAACCTCATGGGCAATCGGGTTGACCGCACAGGCGCGGCAGGCGCGCCAGTGGCTGAGTTTGTCGGGATGTGACGTGGACATCGGCGCCTCGGCATGGGCGCGGCAGGCGGCCTTCGCGATCGCCGTGCGCAGATGAGGACACAGCACCCGATCCTGATAGATCTGGACCACCCGGGCAGCGTGCCGCGCGGTGCAGAGATCGAGGCTCTGGGCAGGATAGGTTCCTGACAGCAGCATCGAGACCGAGGGCCGCGCCATGCCGGTTTCACGGGCGATCTGGCTGACAGACTTGCCCTTGGCGCGTTCTGCGCGCAGCAGGCCAATCCACTCCGGCTCCGGAAGGTCGAGGTTCAACGCGGGGGGCACAGGACATCCTCCCCGAGGTTGAAGTCATGGATCCCTGTCGCGCAAAGCGCCGGCGCCACGGGCCCGGTGTCGCGCACCAGGGCAAAGAGCTTGTATCCGGGGCTGGTCGGTGCGGTGCCAGTGACGCGGCGGCGCGAAACCGAGACGTACCCGACGGCGGCGAGGCCCCGCAGATACCGCTGTAGATTGTCGCCCGGGTTCGTGTCGTCGCCGGTGGCGGCATCCACGACCAGATCTGGCACCGTAAACACGCGCCTGGTCTTCATGGATGTCCAGGCACGCTGACGCAGGCTGTTCCGATAGCGCCGTGGATTTCCGTTCGACCCTATGGGGCCGCTCGTGATCGTTTCGCCCGCGAACGCGGCTGCAAGGCCAGCGTCGGTCAGTTGGAAACACCCGATCGCCATGCGGTCGAGATAGCCGCGGCGCAGCAAGACCGCTGCCGCGTTCGAGACCTGGCGGTTTGTCAGGTCAAGATCGGCCGCCAACTGACCAATGGTCAGGCAAACGCCGCTGCCAAGGCGTTGCAGCAGGGCAGTCGGGGCCGCGCCGGGATGGTGCCGATCAACCATCACGCCGCCCCCGGAATGATGATCGGCTTTCCGCTGGTGCGGTCATTCATGATGACCTGGCCGGCCATGTCGGCGATCGTGATCCCTGCGGAGCCGGGATCGAAGCGCAGTCCAAACCGCTCGATATGGGCAATGGCCTCAAGGATTTCCCGGTTGAAGCCCTTGGAAACCCTCCAGACAAACTCGACCAGGTCAGATGCGACCGGCACCTCGCACCGGCCCGAGACGAGTGCTTTGGCGTCGTCAAGCGTCGCGGGCTGAAACGCCACCTTGTTGGGCGCGCGGCTTTCGATCTGGGGGAAGCGGCGCAGATTGTCACGCAGCGACCCCATGCCGACCAGAATCGTGGGCAGGAACCGCAGATCGGAAATACCCCGGATCGCTTCCATGATCTCGCCGCGGTTCGAAACCAGATCCGCCTCGTCGATCACCAGGCCGAAGGTCTTGTCCTCAAAGGCTGCCCGCTCTGCGCGGTTGGCCAGCTCGTCCAGGACACGGGCAAACCGCTCGCGCTTGCCGCGGATGCTTTTCGCGTCCACCGAAAGTTCCGTCAGGATTTCCTGAATGAACCAGCTGTAGTCCCAGCCCTTCTGTGCGCGCAGATAGATGCTGCCGGTCTGGGTCACCCAACGGCTCAGCGTCGTCGTCTTGCCCAAGCCGGGCTTGCCATCGACGACAACCATGCAGGCCTCGATGGCGCCGCGCTCGTTGACCCGTTTCAGTGCGCCGTAAAACTGTCGGACGTTGCTCGTCTCGACAAATGCGGGTTTCATGTTATGCTCTCCTCATTCCTGACGTTTCTGGTTTAGGCAGCGGCACGGAGGAGGATTCGAAGCGCCTCCGTGTCGATGCCGGCCATTTCGAGAACCTTTCTGGCCGTCGAATTCGCGATGCAGTCCCGCAACACGCGGATCTGGTTGGGGGTGAGTTCGCCCGGATGCTGCAGCGCCCAGGCAGCAAGCTCCTCGTCGGACCGGAAGACGCGCCGTTGCGCGGGCGCCGCCGATGGATCGGAGTTGTCGACGGCAAGCATCAACGGCTCGGCTGCACGGGGCGTGATGTCGACGAAGTCGGCGATCTCGACGGCCTGCTGTTCCAGGAGCGGGGCATCCAGTTCCGCGAGTTTGTCAGTGCGGCGGCGATCGAGGCGTTTCAGGGCCGCGCGGTTGCGGTCTTCGAGCGCCTTCTGTTCTGCGGTCAGCGGGATGTAGCGCTGTGCATTACCGCCGAACTCGGCCACGCAGATCAGCTTGCCTGGCTGACCTTCCTCGACATCAAATTCGCGCACCCAGACCCGGTCGGCCTGATGCAGGTCGTAGCCCACCGCGACCTTTTCGCCGTGATAGGCCTCGAGATCGGGGTGGTAATACTCGTTGGTGTTCCACTCGACGAGGGCACGGCGCGTCGTCCGGATTTCGTGGGGACGGAACAGATCGTCCATTTCCTCGGGATCGATCATCACCGGCTCAAACCCGTTCTGGACATGCAGCGCCCAGGCCTCATTCGGGGTCATGTGCCGCTGGCGGCCGGTTTCAGGGTCTTCGAAACGCGGCAGCCCGGTGTGCGGCCGTGCGTTGTAATCGTTGATCGTCTTCTCCACCGCGGCGATGAACTCTGCCCAACTGGGCAGGCGACGCGCCACCCTGAATTCCTTGATCTCGCGGCGGGTTTCCTGATGGATGGCCTTCTTGGCCTCCTTGTCCATGTCGCACCCCATGTAGGTGGGCATGCGCTTGGCAAGGTCGTTCCAGACGTGGTTGAACCGCTCGATGATACCCTTGGCCTGGGAATTGTAGGGCAGCGCGTGCATCTTCGTGATGCCCAGCCGCGCCATGAGGCCGCCGAAGCGATCATCATCGAAGCGCTTGTTTTTGTAGCCAGCACCCCGGTCAGTGTAGAAGATCGCGCAGATGCCGTGGGTCGAACAGGACCGGCGCAGGGCCTCGGTCACTGCAATGACGTTTTCCTTGCGGCTGACCGCATATCCCACACACCGCCTGGTGGCCACGTCCAGGACAGACGTGATCTCCGGGCGCATGGGCTTGCCAGATACCGGATCAGCGACTTCGGCATCGAACGTCTTGCCGTCGGCTGTGTAGACCGTGGTAGGCCACATGTCGTCGGTCGTCCGGGTGACGTATGACATCCGGGCCCGGAGCGTCAGGATTCCCTCGCGGCCGACGTTCTTTTCGATGTTGTTCAGTCGATCCCGCAGGATGCGCGTGACCTGACTCAGGGTCAGCGGCATCAACTGGACGCCCTGCCGCGCCTCGACATCGTCCAGCCATTTGCGATGCGCATTGGCGATCGATGGTTTGCTCGGGATGGCGTAATAGGCCATGAAGTCAAAGAAGGCCTGCGGGATCGGATCGGCCTGCTTCGGCGGGATCGGAGCCAGGGCGAGAATTCCGCGCTCATCGCGAGCCTGAAACCACCGCCACAGCGTCCGCTCTGACAATTCAGGTGATCGCGCGCGATCATTGGCGGCTTCCAGCAGATCGGGAGAGAGCTGGAAGCCATCATCCGAGGTCAGCACCAATCGCCGCGCCAGGGTGGCGATTTCACGGCCCGTCAGGGGCATCCCGGTATCACGACGACGCTCTGTCGCCTGCCGGGCAACCCAATCCGCCTGCGCCTCGAGGAATGAGGCAATTCCCCAAGCCCGAGTTTGCTGGTGCGCGATGGCATAGCCTTCGATCGACCGCAGGATTTCAGCGCGGGCCAACATGACCGCCCGTCGCGCCGCTGGAAGCGCCGCCGCGCGCAACGCATCGACCTTGCGCTGATCAAGCGCTTGCTCGGCCTGGTGCTGCCTGACGATGCTGGCCTGCATATCGGTAGCTGCCATTGCAGTCCGCAGATAGTCCGGCAGCAGTGAGATATGATACTCGCGGCTCGGGCGGCCCCCCTTGGCATCAGCATTGCGCCAGCGAGACAGATGCTCTGGCAGGCCGTTCCATCCACGCTTCTCAGCGTGGGTACGCACGCCCCGCTCGGTCGCGGGAAAGCCGTCGCCCCCGCGGCTGGCGGCAAGTTCGGCGATCTCTCGCGCTGTCAGGTATTCGCGAAACACGGATGGCGCGCCCTGAAACCTGACGGGAAGCATACCGTTCATCGGCGCGCCCTCCCTTGCGCGATCACCTCACGCTCAAGGGCCTGTTCGATGGCTTCGATCTCGCGCTTTCTCTCGCGGATCAGGTGCAGCTTGATCATCCCTGCGTATTCAGAGTCGATGACCGACATCCCGAATTCGCCCGGTATAAAGCCAAGCAGATCACGGGCGTCGGTTGCGTGGACAAGGGCGATGAACGCGTCGAGCGGGATGCGGTGATCTTCCGACCCCTCCGACGACCACTTGTTCAGCATCGCCTCAGAAATCGGCCGCCGCAGATAGCTGACCATCCGGCGCGCCACCTCTGACCGGCTCAGCCCGTCGTCGCGGGCATCCCTGAGCGCCTGGCCGATGATCCTGGCGATCCGGTTGTCCAGCGGACCACGACCCGTGACCTCGGCACCGTAGCCAACAGAAACCTTCGGGGGTTCCCAGGCAAACAGATCCTTGGTCAAGGGGTCGCGGTAGCGGGCCATCAGATGCGACCCCTGCGCTTCAGCGATGCGATAACGCGGGCCTCGTTCTCGACCAGCAGCAGGTCGAGGCTTTCGTCGGGCAGCGCCTTGATGCCATCTGACAGCGCCCTGAACTTGCGTTCCAGGGCGGTGGGCTGGATGCCGTTTTCCAGATAGGCCAGCGCCGCCGCCACGTTCTCGATGTCGGGCCTGGCGTCGCCCAGGATCAGATCAAGGATCTTCGCCTGACGCGGGGCAGGCTCCTCGGACAGCGCCTTCAGTTCGGTCTGCTTGGTCGCGAGCTTCGTACCAACAAGGCGCAGACGGGAGGCCGATGAGAGGTCGACCCAGATCTTGACGGCCATGTTAATGGCTTGCTTGGTCAGCCCCACCTTCTCTGCGACCGATCGCGCGAACCCGAAGACCTCAGGATGATTGTCAGAGGTGGAAAAAGTTTTTCCACCATCATTGATCAACACCTCGATCAGCGGCCGAGCTTTACCCGCCTCCCACGCCTGCTTCAGCTCATACAGGTGATGGCAGCGGTCCAGGGCGATCAGCTCCGACCGGCCGAGGTTCTCCATCACCTCTTCCAGCCGGGCAGCCTCGTCACTGTCGGCCTCCGACAGGCTGGCGGGGATAGTCTCGCGCTGCAGCAGTTCGAACGCCCGCAGGCGCATGAGCCCGCTGATCAGGCTGTAGCGTCCGCCGGTCCGACGCACCCGGATCGGGTGATGCAGACCCTGCGCGGCAATGATGCCGGCCAGCATCTGCGCACCGGCGTCGTCATAATCCCGCGCCCGGTCGGCGGGGACGTCGATGTCCCTGATCGATAGATCGAGGATAGGGAAAGAATTCATGGTGTGCCTGCAAGCAAAGGGTGGCCCGCGCGTTCGTCGCGCGGTGCATGTTCAGTCAGCGGGCGGGAACCGCCTGCAGAAGCTGGTCAGCGCCGGTGGGAAGGCCGATTCCGGCCGAAACCCAGAAGCCACCGATCAGCAGCAGGAAAAGGGCGATGACGCCGGCGACATCGTCGAAGCGAACGCCGCGCATCACGACACCCCGAACTGCGGACTGCCGTCACCATCAAACGGTACCGAAACCGCGCGGGCGATGACTTCGCGATAGGCCTGATCTTCCGCCTCTTGCAGCAGGAACCCCTGCAGCCCGCGCAAGGAAAGGTGCAGACGGGCAAGAGAGGCGCCCTCGGGGCGCACACCGCCGGCCAGATAGGCCAGCACCTCACCCAGGTCGCGGGCTGACCCGCGGAAACCAGCGCCGCTCTTGTCAAAGACCGGGGCAGTTCTGGACGAAATCTGCGTCAT